CGTGAAGCTCAATTAGATCTCTTTTCTGAAGATAGAACTATAACTCCTATGATAACCTCCACAAAGGATATGACAGAGATATTCAAGACCCTAGGTGTTGATACTACTGTTATGTTTAGAGGTAAACCAAAGGATTCTATAGAATCTAAGCATCTAAAGAAATTCAAGAATGAGTTTCCTCTTATCCCAATATATCTTAAATACATGGAAAAGAGGAAGTTAGTAACGACATATGGAGAATCATTCTTGAAGCATGTCAACAAGGGTACTGGTAGATTACATAGTAATTTCTGGCAGATACTGAATACAGGTAGGATATCATCATCTGATCCTAATCTTCAGAACATCCCTTCAGATGAGAATATAAGAAAGTGTTTTATTGCTGAAGAAGGTAACACACTGGTAGTAGCTGATTATTCAGCTCAAGAAACCAGAGTGCTTGCTGATATGGCAAATGAGCGCAACTATATAGAGTTTTTTAAGAACGGTGACGGTGACTCACATTCAATGGTAGCATCTAGAATGTTTTCTGAGATAGAAGGCAAACCTGTAAAGGTTAGCAAGACAGAGAACTCTGATAAGAGACAGATCGGTAAGATCTTGTCATTCCAGATTGCCTACGGTGCATCAGCCTGGTCCGTTAAAGATTCTTTTGGAATCACTGAGAAGGAAGCACAGAAGTTTATAGATGCTTATCTCGATTCTTTCCCAGATCTCAAGAAATACTTTGAGAAGAGAAAGAGAGAGGTTATTGCGTATGGCTATGTGACTACTGACAGAGTATCCAAAAGAAAGATATTCATGGAAGGCTTTGAGCGTTTTTCTGAACTAAGAAATACGATAAAAGATATCTATGATAATGGATCAATACCGGATAGAGCAATGACACGAGAATATTATACCATGAAAGGTAAGTATGAACGTAATGCTCTTAATTATCCGATCCAATCAGTCTCCGCTAGTATGATGAAACTAGCAGGAGTAAAAGTGTTTAACTATATTATGGACAATGACCTCCAAGGTAAGGTTAAGATAGTCTCATTCATTCATGACGAAATATGTTTAGAATGCCCTACAGAACTGGCCTCAGAAATGGCTAATATGGTACAAGATGCCATGGAATCATCTGCTAGAGCTTTTTGCAATCATGTTGAGATACCTGCTGTTCCTAATATTACAGAGTATTGGCAAAAATGAAAAACTATAAATGATGAAAGATCCCCGTGATAAAATACAGAAAGAAGCGTTTAAAGCTTGGGAAGACAATGGCAGTCAGGGGACGATACAGGCCATTACAGGCATAGGTAAGACGTTCATTGCACTTCATGCTATAGCTAAGACGAAAGGTAAGGTATTGTTTCTTGCAGAGACTCGTCAACGTGAAAAAGATCTGAAAGAACAGATAGTGAAGTACAAAGAGATCTTCAAAGTAGATCTTAGTAAGAAAGATATCGAGTTTATGTGTTACCAATCTGCATATCGTAGATCAGGTATGAAGCATACACTTGTTATTGCTGATGAGATACATGATTCTCTAACTAATGCTTATTCAAAGTACTATCGTAATAATACTTATTCCAATATAATGGGGTTATCTGCTACGATAGACAATGATGAGGTAGAGATTGATGGAGAAGAAACTACTAAGCTTGATCTATTGAATAGTATAGCACCTATATGCTTCTCATACACGTTAGATGAGGGACAAGAAGATGGTACTTCCAGACCACTTGATATCTATGTACTACACCATAAGTTGGATGGTACAAAGAAGGTAGTACCTGGAGGTAGTAAGAAGAAGCCGTTCATGACGACTGAGGCTAAGACCTATGAATATTGGGACAAACGATTTAAAAGATCTATGTTCTATAGAAATCCATCTCAAAAAGAGGTGGAGTTTAGGATAAGCAGCAGACGTAGAGCAGACCTTCTTTATTCTCTTCCTTCAAAAGTAGAATCTATAAACCAAATACTTGCAGAACTTAAAGGTAAAACCATTATCTTTGGCAATGATCTGAAAGCACTGGAGCAAGTAACTCCAAATGTTGTAAGATCTGCAAAGAAGGGTGAATCTGCTAAAGATCGAGAGTTAGAAAACTCTAGTATCAGGCAGAAGTTTGACAACGGGACTATAGATGTGATAGCATCATTTAAGATGCTTAAACAAGGTGCCAATCTAAAAGGCATTGATAATGTTATTCTAATGTCGTACTACAGTAAGGAGAGAGATCTTCTTCAACGTGTAGGACGGCTAAGAAAGGATGGCAATCGCATCGGTACTGTTATCATTCCGATAACTGTAGGTACACAAGAAGAAAAATGGTTCAAAAAAATGACGGAAGGGGTGAATATAAGGATGACCCCCTGCCTAAACGTGAAGGATCTTGTATCCAGATTGAAATAGAAAATGTTGATCTTATAAAAGCATTCATTGATATTCTACGGGAGGAGATGGGTAATATAGAAGACGATCAGCTACCACTACTGTTAAAGAAAAGGTTCGGTATGGGGCTCAGTTATGAGCAAATACAGGACATTCTATATGGTAGACCGTATATAATGGACGAGGATACAAGGACAGTATATATATGATCCTTGTAAAAGTAGTAGAATGATTATTACAATTGATACAGAAATGCTTGATAAGTATACTATCAGACCTGATGAGTATGTTTATCTTTCTAAGCTTTTAGCAGACAACGAGCTTTTAACTAAAGTATTGTTGAGGGTAGACGGCAAAAAGATGATAAAAATGGGTTTTATTGAAATAGAGGATGGGCAAGCCTATCTTACTGATAAAGCAAGAGATCTTTTTAAGATGCCTAGGGAAGGTTTTATTACTCCTAAAGTAGATCTTGTAGAGCTTACAAGTAGCTCTAACATTAAAGATCTATCTAAGAAGTACAGAAACCTATTTCCTGTAGGAGTAAGAAGCGGAGGTTACTTAGTAAGATCAACCTCTGAGTCTTGTGAGAAAAAGCTTAAAGCCTTTTTAAGAAAGTACTCTGATTATGATGAAGCTATAATTCTTGAAGCCACTAGAAGATATGTTGATAGAAAGGCTAGAGAGAGTTATATGCATATGAAGCTTGCACCGTACTTCATTGAAAAAGATGGAATATCAATGCTTGCTTCAGAATGCGAAGAATTAATATCAGAGGGTACAGATGGCAGAAGCGATGACGACTGGGGAAAGGACGTATGATGCTGCATACAAACGAATAATTGGAAACCGTGACAGGGTACTGTCAGGAAAGGTAAATTGTATACCTTTCAAACTACCGAGACTCCAAAAATTCGTACCAGGACTTGAACCAAGAACCTATACCATACTCACAGCGTCAAGTGGTGTAGGAAAGTCAAAGCTTGCTAAGCTGTTGTACGTGATAAGGGCGTATGAATATATCAGAGAGAATCCGGATTGTGGAATCAAACTGAAGATCTTTTACTTCTGCCTTGAGGAGTATAGAGAGATATTTATGCAGTCACTTATCATCCATCGTCTTTATAGCCTGTACGGTAAGAGGGTGGATATCAAGGTATTGAACTCCATGCAGCCTGAGAATGTGTTAGATGAGGAAACTGTTGAACAGATAAGGGAACTCAAGGAGTATTTTGATGAAATGGAGCGTAATTGCTTGGTTATCTATGATAGGTTGAAAACACCTGAGAAGATATATCATGCATTAAAAAATTACGCTGAGACAAATGGTAAATGGGAGAATGATGTTTATGTTCCCAATGACCCTGAAGAGTTGATAGTACCGATCTTTGATCACATATCACTTCTTCAACCCAGTAAGGGAGAGTCATTGCATGCAGCAGTAAACAGATTCTCTTCAAACTTTCTTGTCGATCTTCGAAATACTTACGGAATGTCCCCTGTCGTTGTTCAACAGCAATCCTCTGATAAGGAGAAGCAGGTCTATACCTCATCAGGTTCTTCTGTGGAATCTAAACTGGAGCCATCATTAGATGGTCTTGCAGATAATAAGTTAACACAGAGGGATGCAGATATGGTAATAGGTTTGTTTGCACCTAACAGATATGAGATACCTCAACACAGAGGTTACAATATCCGTAAGATGCAAGACTTCTATCGATCAATATCCATTCTTAAGAATAGGTATGGAGCTTCTAATCTGAGAGTAGGGACATTCTTTGATGGTTGCGTAAGCGACTTCGTTGAATTACCCAATGTATCAGATGAAGTACAGATGAGTAGAGTTTATAATTTAATAGAAACAATTAATGAGTGAAATTATTCTGCCAAAGGAGAAGGTAAAGGCCACCCAGGTTAATCCTAGACGGCTTGTGCTCTATGCACCTCCTAAAATGGGAAAGACCACACTCGTATCGATGCTTGACAACTGTCTAGTACTTGATCTAGAAAATGGTTCTGACTTCGTTGATGCTATAAAGTTAAAAGCATTTAGCGTAGAAGATATCAAAGAGATCATGGACAAGATAGATGAAGCTGGGAAGCCATATGACTATATAGCTATAGATACGGTGACTAAGCTTGAGGAGATGGTGCTACCACTTGCTCTCAAGTTGTACAAGAACACTCCTATGGGTAAAAACTTTAAGGGTGATGATGTGAGAAAACTACCTAACGGTGCAGGTTATCTTTATTTACGTGAAGCCTTTTCAAAGGTAATCGCAAGGATAGCAAAGAGTGCATCTAAGGGTATTATCTTGGTTGGTCACTTGAAAGAGAAGATGCTTGGTAAAGAAGGCAAGGAGGTAAATGCAAAGGATATTAACCTTACAGGACAAAACAAGAATATTGTTTGTGCTGATGCAGATGCCATCGGATATCTATACCGAGATAAGAATAAGACCATTTTAAACTTCTCATCGTCTGAGGAAGTACTCTGCGGATCTCGATCTGCACACCTTAAAGGTAGGAGTATTACTCTTGGTGAGGAGGTTGATGGCAACCTAGTATCCCATTGGGATGAAGTATATTTAGATAATCAGTAAAACTGATAGAAAATGAAGATCGATAACAGATCAAACGAAGAAGGTGGTTCAAGAAAATTGTACACCGGCCTTACTACAATGAAGGTAGTAGGAGTAAATCCTACAATGAACGAGCTTACTGAGCTTGGGTATAACCCACAACAGGAACCTGAGTACATCTCAGTAACTCCTGAAGGTAATGCTAAAGTAGTAATTGACTTTTTCCTCAAGCATGAGGAGACAGGTATGATTGCTAAGAGAAGATTCTGGTTAGAGAATCGTGATCGAGACACCAGAGCTGGTGACAAGAAAGAGTATATTGATAATTATGGTCAAACTTCCTTTGCAGAGAATGAGGATAGTCTTCAGTCTTGGATTGATAAGAACAGTGCTCATCCTGCTAAAGTAGGTGAGGGTCAGCTTATTCGTTTTATTGCGGCTTGGGCTAATGTAAATCCTTATGCAGATGCAGCAGGTAACAGAGGTCTTTGCTACTTTGAAGATGTTACTAAGTTGTTTACTAATGACCTAAGTGAGATCCGTGACATCTTTGATCAGATTAAAGATGTTAATGAGATTAAGGTTCTCCTTAATGTGATTACTACAGATGAGGGTAAGACCTATCAAGATGTATATCAACATCACTATGATAGAGCAGCATCTAAGTCTACAAAGGCTTGGACAAATGCGCTTGCTAATGATTACACTCAATGTAAAGGTGACTACCAAAACTCTCTTGAGTTTAAAGAGTATGTTGCAAAGCCAATGGTAACTAATGATACTCCAGATTCTGCTACAGCAGCAGAGCCTGAAGTAGAAGCGCCTTGGTAAAATGTTCCAGGTAAGGGATAAGGATATACCATTAAGGAAAGACATCCTTGATGAGTACAGTGAGCTGCAGATTTACAGACACTACTTTCCTAACATCCCTATCGGTGAGGTAACCTCCTCTCCATTTAGAGAGGATAAAAGTCCATCATTCGTTATAAGAGTGAAGGATGACCACACCTATTATCATGATTATGCATTAGGAGAGACGGGGGATGTAATGTCCTTCGTCTCTAATGTATATCCTGAACTGGACCGTGATGAATTACT